GGCTACAGTGTAAAGGTAGCTGAGATGGTCGAGAGGGATAAACAGTTAAACGCTGTTCGTGCTGAACGTGAGCGCATAGCTCAACAGCAGGAGCAGGAGAGACAGCAGAATCTTCAGAGGATGGTTGCTGAAGAAAGCCAGAAGTTGGTGGCTGCTGTACCTGAGTTTGCTGATCCCACTAAGGGTGAGGCTCTGAGGAAAGATATTAGGTCTTTCGGCAAGAGTCTAGGATTCTCGGATCAGGAGTTAGCGTCTGTCTATGACAGTCGTGCAGTTCTAACGCTGTACAAGGCGATGCAATACGACAAGTTAATGGCTAGTAAGCCTGAAGTAACCAAGAAGGTTGCTCAAGCGCCAAAGGTCATGAAACCCGGAGTTGCACAGTCTAGGGATACGGCTAGTGAAGAACTGAAGAAACTTAAAGCGCGAGCTAAGCAGTCCGGAAGGGTTGCAGATGCCGCAAGTGTATTTGAACGATTTATTTGAGGTGAATCATGGCTATTTATAATGCTCATACCGCTATTGGTCAGCGCGAAGATTTGACCGATGTTATCTACAACATCTCGCCTACCGAGACTCCGTTTATGTCCTCGATTGGCAAGACTAAAGCTACCAATGTTTATCATGAGTGGCAGACTGACTCGCTGGCTGCTGCTACCACGGCTAACGCTGCTGTTGAAGGTGCAGACGCTTCTGACGCTACTCTGGCTCCGACTACTCGTCTTGGTAACTACACCCAGATTCTGCAAAAAACCATCAAGGTTTCTGGCACTCTGGACACGGTGAACAAGGCTGGTCGTAAGTCTGAGAAGGCTTATCAGCTTGCTAAGGCTTCACAAGAGATCAAGCGTGATCTGGAAACTGTGATGCTGGCTAATCAGGGTCGTGACGCAGGTTCGTCGAACTCGACTCCTCGTAAGATGGCTTCTCTGCTGTCATGGATCAAGACCAATACGAGCTTTGGTTCGGGCGGTGCTGATCCTACGACTATTGGTGTTTCGACTCGTTCGGACGGTACTCAGCGTACTTTCACCGAGGCACTGCTGAAAACTGTTGTTGCAGAAGTGTTTGATTCGGGTGGTATGCCTAGCGTCCTGATGGTTGGCTCGGCTGGTAAGCAGAAGGTTTCGTCGTTTGCTGGTATTGGCGCAACTCGCTTCAATGTGACGGGTGCTAAACCTTCGACGATTATCGGTGCTGCTGACATTTATGTGTCTGACTTCGGCAATATGTCGGTTGTTCCTAACCGTTTCATGCGTACCCGCGATGCTCTGATCCTTGATCCTGAGTATGCAGCAGTGGCGTATCTGCGTCCGTTCCAGACTAACGAACTGGCTAAGGCTGGCGACAGCGACAAGACTCAGATTCTCGTTGAGTGCACTCTTGAGGTTAAGAACGAGGCTGCTCATGGGATAATTGCAGACCTAGACATGAGCCTGTAACGGAGTTTGATATATAATCCCTCCTGTAGTTATCTATGGGAGGGATTTATGAAATGCTCTGTTGATGGATGTGACGCTGATGTAAGAGTTAAAAGTTTAGGTCTTTGCTACAAGCATTATGTAAGGCTTAAAACTCATGGTTCTGTTGGGTTTAAGAAATACGCCAGAGGAACTTTAGAGGAAAGATTTTGGAACTTTGTTGAAAAAAAATCTGATGATGAGTGTTGGGAGTGGCAAGGCCAGCGTTTATCAAATGTATATGGAAGAATTAGTTTAGGGGCAAAGTCTTTAGGTTCTGATGGTGCTCATAGGGTTAGCTGGAAAATTGCAAACAGACAAGAGATTCCTGATGGAATGTTTGTAATGCATAAATGTGATAATCCTTGTTGCGTAAATCCTAACCATCTTACAATTGGAACTCCTAAAGATAATTCCGATGACATGATTCGGAAGGGTCGAAAGAAGCAAGTAATACCTTTAGGTGAGCATAATGGTAAATCGTTGCTCAATGAGGAAAAGGTTAGAGTAATTAGGTCAAGTACGTTAAATCATGCTGCACTAGGACGATTGTTGGGTGTGTCAGCAGGATGTGTTAGGAGCGTAAGAATTGGACGCACTTGGTCGCATATTGTTTAAGCTCCTTCGCTGAAGAGCGATTTCCCTCGGGGCTTCGGCTCCGGGGGTTTTTTAGAAAGGACTCCTTAGTGAACTTTCGTAGCTCAGTGGTACACGCAGATGGTGATGGCGGTATCGTAATTGAAACAAAGCAAGACGTAACCGATATTCTTGAAAGGAATAAAGTTCTCCTAGAGATAGATAAAGCCAGACAGAAACCACCTGATGACTTGCACTTAGTGGCATCTATACCGTTTACGGTGATAGACGATCTAAACAAGCTAGGGATTATGAGAGGGTTTACGGTCTTAGACCAAAAAGCCTTGAATAATTGGCTGAATAAGCCTGAAAACCAAGTCTGGAAAACATATCGCGGGAAACTTTAATGTCTACTAAAAAGAAAGCGAAGGAAAAAGGTGTCACAGTTGGAGTATGTGTTCCAGCGCGTGATGAGGTACATACAGGATTTGCGTTCGACTTTGCCAAGATGGTCGGACACGATGTGAAGTTTAGGTGTGGTAACTCTGAGAATGGGTTGAAACTTTACACGATGGCAGGAACTCTGATCTTTGACCAGAGAGAAGGATTAGTAAAGGCTGCGTTATCAGAAGGTTGTGATGCAGTCTTGTTTATTGACTCAGATATGCGGTTCCCTAGCGATATTATTAGCATCATGCTAAGTCGCAATGTTCCGATATTAGGTGTCAATGCAGTAACGCGGAGGAAGCCTGTTCTTAGTACGGCTCTGAATTTAGAGTTGACTAAGGATGATGAGACGGGTGAGATTAAAAAGACTCGTTGGCTAAAGGTAGATTCGCGTGGAAAAGAAGGAATTGAGCAGGTTACTGCTGTTGGTTTTGGGGTAACCTTGATTCGTAGGGAAGTCTTTGAGAAGTTAGGAACTCCGTGGTTTGATGCTCAGTGGTCACCGAGGGGAATCATAGGCGAGGACGTATATTTTTGTCTGAAAGCCTTAGATGAAGGAATCCCGACGTATGTTGACCATGATCTATCAAGGTACATTGGACACATAGGTACGCATGAGTATCGATGGGAAGATGTAGGGGTTACAGCTATCGAGGATCATAACAACGGGAAATAGACATGGCGCTAACGGATTACAGTTCGCTAAAGACTTCGGTAGCAAGTTATCTGGCTAGAAGTGATCTTACTGACCAGATACCGGACTTTATCCGTTTAGCCGAAGAAAGGCTCGCCAGAGACCTTAGAACGCGCAAGATGCTCGTTGTAGCTCGCGCTGATACCACAGCTAGTGATTCCACTGTTGGCCTCCCTACGGACTTCCTAGAGATGCGGGATATACATGTCCGTACTACTCCTGTTCAGTCTTTAACTTATCGTTCACCTAACGCTTTCTTTGCAGGATCTAGGACTACCGATATTGGTAAGCCTATTGATTACACGATTCTGTCAAGCGAGATTCAGTTCGCTCCTGTTCCTGACACTGCTTATAGCATCCAGATGTTGTATTACGCAAAGCCTACGCTATTAAGTGACTCAAATACTTCTAATGTATTTTTGGCAAACTATCCTGATGCGCTGTTATATGCTGCATTGGGAGAGGCAGAACCGTATCTTATGAATGATGCGAGGTTGCAGACTTGGGCAGCTTTGTATGATCGTGCAATTACGGCAATTAATACCGCAGATCAGTCAAGTGAGTACGGCGGTCAACCTATGTCTATGTCTTATGTGAGGTAAATCATGGCTGAAATGGGTAATTATTTAGAAAATGCTTTGATTAACGCTGTGCTGCGTAATACGAGCTATACGAGTCCTACGACTACTTATCTGGCGTTGTATACGTCTGATCCGACGGATGCTGACACTGGCACTGAGGTCACTGGTGGTTCGTATGCGCGTCAGGAAATTACGTTTGGCTCCCCTAGTAATGGAGTAACGACTAATTCAGCGGCTATTGAGTTTCCTCAAGCAACTGGAAATTGGGGAACTGTTACTCATGTAGCAATTAGAGATGCGCTGACAAGTGGGAATCTTTTGTTTCACACTCCATTAGATACGTCAAAAACCATTAATAGTGGCGATGTATTTAAGATAACATCCGGCAATTTGTCGGTTACGTTGGCATAAGGAGTAATTAAATGACAACGATTACTCTACGGAATGTTAAGGGATCAGCCCTTAGTTTTACTGAAGTTGATAACAACTTTAGTAATCTCAATACAGACAAGATTGAAGGTATTACTTCTAGCGTTGATGGCGAGATAGCCCTCTGGAGTAGTACCACAGGTAAACTACTTAAAAGAGCAAATATCACAGGTCTAGTAAAGGCTACTTCTGGTGTGGCTTCAGCGGCTACTGCTGGTACTGATTATGTTGCTCCCGGCGGTGCTTTGAGCACTCCGAGTTCAGGTACTTTATCTAACTGCACAGTTGATGGTACTGACTCGGTGGGCTTTCGTAATGCTCCAGTTAACTCTCAGTCTACTGCTTATACATTGGTTTTGGCTGATGCTGGTAAAGTTATCTTGCACCCATCGACTGACGCAAATGCTCGGACGTTCACGATCCCTGCGAATGGTAGCGTGGCATATCCAATCGGCACTGTACTGACGTTCGTGAACATGACTTCACAGGTGGTGACGATTGCAATTACTACTGATACTTTGTATCTGTCTAGCACTGGTACTACTGGAAGCCGCAGTTTAGCGCAATATGGTATGGCAACAGCTGTAAAGTTAACTTCTACAACTTGGATAATTAACGGCTCAGGACTAACATGACAGGCATCCTAAATTTATTGGCTGCAAATAATGCTTCTTCTAGAATAGCACCAACATCAGTTGATTATCTTGTTGTGGCTGGTGGTGCGTCTGGTGGAGGAAAAGTCGGAGGTGGCGGCGGTGCAGGAGGTATGCGTACAGGAACAGGGTTATCTGTAAGTGCTGGCACTAGTTATACAGTTACTGTTGGCGGTGGTGGTGCTGCAGTTACAAATAGCGTTCAAGGAAATTCTGGTTCAAACTCTGTATTTTCGACAATCACCTCTAATGG